CCCCGACGACCCACGAGAAGCGGATCGTCGGGAGTCAGTTTGAATGTTGTAGAACATTTTTATCAGAACGGAACATCCGGAGCAACAGAAGGATTAGCACTAGGAGTGCTTGCAGCGGGTGCAGAAGCAGGAGCAGGAGCTGCACTACCTGTCGGATTCACAGACGGAATGCCTTGGTTTGCATTACCACCCTGCCCTGGAGCAGGATTCTCGTATCCTTCAATTTTCTTAATGCGCTTAACCTGTTCACGAGTGCTACCGTTATACTCAGTGTGCTCGATTTCAACCATCACACGGCGATTGAGAAGCTCATTTGCAAGCTGCTCAAACGTGGGATTACCACGGAAGTATTCCTTGCCCAAACCGAATTCACGCATGTTCACAAAGAACATCTGAACGGCTTTATCATTCTCAGGAACCCACACGAAGTTGTTGAAGAGCATGCGACCCTTACTTGGACCGTCAACAATTCGAAGCTTGACGTTAATCATTTCACGGCCTGTTGAAGCCTGCTTAGCTTCAGCCTTAATGATTTCTACAGGATAAACACCAACCGGGACAGGGGCAAATGCATCGTAGTCAATATCTTCAATGATATCTGCAAAGTTAACCATTTTTACTTACTCTCTTCTTTCTTTTCACCATATACGGTATTTAACATTTCTTCAACACTTGGACTTTCAATAACGGATCCAAGTTTTCCGCCAACTCGTTCTCCCGCTTCAAAGTTTTGATGCGGGGCAACAAGCAATCGACGATGTACATTTCCGGCATCATCAGTGTCCATAAATAGATATCCACAGATGTCTACGTAGTAAGGCATTGTAGTGGCTATCTGGCCTTGCATGTATGGCCGCCATTTATTATCAACTTGGCGGGTCATTGCAATGAACAAAACCGATTCGAGAGGATTCTTTGAATGAACCGTCAAATCCCTGAATTTACGAACGCTGTCAGAGATCTTGCGAAGCAATTCACCCCAATCTTGAATCCTCATTGCATTAACTCCTGCAATAGAATCAACGCAACGCTGCTGAATTTCAGAGATTGAGTCAAGAACAACAGACTTAAATGGGTGATTACTTTGATTTAACCATTCATACGCTTTAAGAACAGTTTCATAATCCTTAACATATACAATGCAAGTGTCCCATTCTTTAGAAGCTTTTGGCGGTTCTTCAGTCAGTGGGTCCCAAACAACTTTCTTTGAGGGAGTGAATCGAGAACCACCTTCCGCATCAAGAATTAGCCGCGGGGCAGGGGTCGAATCACCCATCCAACTTTTTCCAACTTTTGATGCTCCATGAACAAGAATTGATAAGCTACGCATTTTTCACCTCCTCTGTATTATACCTCTCATGAGGATCAACATATTGAAAATTATTTTCTAATGCAAGTTCAAAATTTGAACCGTCATCAGCAAGATTGCATACATTTACGAATGGACATTTCCAAAAGCAATCACCTGATGGGCTTGGATAGCATACATCTAAATGATCTTCTTTTCCGTTTAACCTTTCCATAACTAAGAGAATCTCTCTAATTACACTATACACCCTTCTCTTCATGTTGTAAATTTCTTCATCATTGTGATGAACTTCAACACGATCATAGAACGGTGGTACCGCTCGGGCGGTCCTCTTTGTCTTGCGTAGCATGTTGTACAGCCCACCTGACACTTCCTCTCCGTCACTCATTTTCTCAAGCAGATGGTAAAATTTCATCTGCTCGTTCATATGAATCTGAGCACTCAGCTGTGATAGAGATGCTGTCGTCTTATGATCCATAAACAATATTGATCCATCAGTTTCGCGACGAACCAAAGCATCTAGCTTACCTCTGAGGTACAAATCAAATCCATTGATGTTAACAGGTATTTCAACAACACGTTCAGTTGCTATGAATGTTAGATCTTGATCGATGCCTGTTTCCTCAAGCCATTCCACGTATCCACGGATCATAGCATCAGCGAGTTTATACTCGTCATCGATGTTCTTTAAGTAAAGATCATTGTCTCCTTGCTTTTCAACTTCTTCCATGTAAAGCTGGGAGATGGTGTTAATCGGATCAACTCCCTGCCCATAAAATAATTCAAGAGCGTAATGAATTTTAGTTCCGAGTTGTAGTGCTCCTGTAGGTTTTAGTTGACTTTCTTTAACACCAAGCTTTCTATAATAAGTTAGATACCAAAACCGACGACAATGCTTAAATGTTTGTATTTCCGAATTGGAGATTTTAATTTCCACCGAGAAGTCTCCTCAAGAAATCACGATCACGTAATACTTCTTCAGCTCTTTCTTTCTTTTGTTCAAGAACGTCAAGCTGTTCTTCTTCGAAAGTATTTTGAGATATTAAGTCAATGATTGTAATGTTCTCATGTTTCTCCGCACCAATACGGTGAATGCGATCTTCAGCCTGAGAGTTCTCAATGATAGACCAAGATCTCTGCATGAACACTAATGTATCTGCTCGAGTTAATGTAACACCAACGTTACCTGCGCTCATTGTACACAAGATAACTTGAGTCTTTCCTTTTTGAAAATCATCAATGTTATTTTGTCTATCATAAGTATTTTGTCCACCGACAATTAAGCTATATGATATCTTGTGTTTAGTTAATACTTTAGCAGCGAGGTCAATTAGCTTCCTATGTACTGCAAATACGACGAGAGATTTTCCATCCATATCTTCAATTAAGTCAACTAATGCATCAACTTTATTTGAAGAATTCTTATATTGAATTTCTCCTGTCTCGTCTATCTCGCAAACCGCTGACGCGAATTGTGTTAATCGCGTGAGCATCGTTAAACCATTTGACGCAACAACTAACCCGTCATCTCCGTCCAATTGCGCGATCATTGAACTCGCCATTTGTTTATATGGCTTC